CGTAGTTCTTCAACACAATATCAGCTGCTCTCAGACCGCTTACGGGGTCATCGAACTTGGCATAATTATTTGCGTCCGCGCCCGTCTGACCAACCCAGTCGTTCGCTGGGTTGTAACGTATATTCAGCCAGTTGTTGTTACGAACTCCGAGATTCGACACGCTATTACCTTTTATTTAGGGGCGGTTCTGCCGTTTTCTTCGTTCTTTTTCGCAGCGGATATCAACAAACCCGCAACGCTAGCTTCGTCGCCTTTTAAGTTTGTAACAGTAACTGCCTGGCTCAGTACCCCATCGCGCACATAAGCAACTTTGGTTACCATGCCTGAAGCATTTTTCTCGGCGACTCGTACATTGTTTGCATCAAAATCGATAGACCCATTTGGCTCTGGTCTAAATATATCTTTGAAGTTTTCGCCACTAAAAATGCCATTCGGATCTGATGCTGCCTTTGCCTGCATATACAGACCTAGCATTTGGTTCAAGGCGACCATGCCAGCTTCTGCCTCTAGTGGGCCCTTGGCACGCATCAAACGGGTAGTGAAGCCTGGGATGCGTCGAGCTATCTTTAGAGCATCATCGCCGTCCGCTTCAAAAATTTTGTCGGTGGGATTGCCATCTGCATCCATCAAACCCAAATCCTGCTGGATTTTCAGAACAGCTTCAGCTCCTTTTTTAGCAATCTCTTCTGCTTGAGTACCGTCATACTTAGCGGCTTCCAGCTGGTATGTCGCACGCGCTGTTGCAGCTTGTGATCTGGATGATTTAATTTGTTCTTGCTCTTGTACACCGACATCTCGATCACCATAGGTCATGGCGTTCAAAAGTTTTTGAGTCTCGTTCATCTTGTCAGATGTAGTGCCCGAATGAGTCATACCCAGTACGTATGCAACAAACCTCGCGTCTTCTGGGGCTACACTACCATTTTTTGTCGCTGTAATGAGGTCTGCGTCAGTCTGAATACCTTTGCTATCAAGAAAGGAGCTGATCGCAGTTACTTGCTCTTGCGTTGGTTTAGCAGTCTGGTTTTTGATAGCCTCACGAATATTGTCTACAGTTAATTCGAACGGAGGTCTTGTTGCTATCTGAGGTGCGGCAGCTGATGAAGGTCGCCCAGAGACAGTTGTGCCTTCAGGCGTATAACCCCCTTGTGAGGGCGAGCCTTGTGGGCGTTGGGGTTTAGCAAGTTGATCTATGTCTTTGCCGTATTTTTCAAAGAATGCCAAAGGCCCAAGCGTTTCAAATTCTCTCTTCAACTTAGGACGACGTACGATAGCTTTCGCTATGGCAAGTTGATTACTTTGCCTATCGTAAAACTTTTCAGCAGCAGTGTTGCGTTCGTAGTCTTCATTTGTCTGATCCTTAAACAAAAAGCCACTCTTGCCCCCAGCTGATGCTATGCCTGCCTCCTCAACAGCGTCCTTGACTGTACTCAGCATATCGTATTCTTCAGGGTCAGTTATCCCGAGCATAGACATTCGCTCTTCTGCCAACCTGCCCATCGCGGTTCTGTTGCGCGGGTTTAGTGCCCGCTGCAACGGTGTGCGCTGCTCTTCAGCTTCTTTAGCTGCTAAGCGTTTTTTCTCTTCTTGCCCTTGTGCAGACGCTTCCCACTCAAGTCTAGCGGCTTTATCTGACTCAGCGAGCAATGCGTCAACATCGCCGCCTAATGACGTAAAAACTTGTTTCAAGGCGTCCATGTCGTCGGTGTCATTTACAACTTGATAAAAAGCAGATTTTTGTGCAGGGCTTTTGTTTGGGTCATTACCAACAATATCGAGCGAGGATTCGCGCAGCTGCGCGGCGGCAGCTCTGGTTGTGTACTCACTCACGGTTTTTGCACCAGTGTAAAGAATGCCATCATTGTCTCTCAACGCGCCCTTACTGATTCCGCCTGCCCACCGACTTTTGAGGTGGTCATTGAACTGGGCTTGGGTAAGTTGCACGACGTTATCGCCGCTCAATTCTGTTCTTTGTGCAGTCATTGGGACGATTTCGCCTGTATCGGCGCGTTTTACCATCGGAATGTAAAAGTCGCCTCTCTTGTCGTAGCCGACAAGTTCAGCACGTTCTTCTGTGCCATCCGCTTTGGTGAAAACGTTGAATTCAGGGCGTTGGTTACTAAGGTTAACAATTAGCTCTGGGCGCTCTTCATATAGCTTCGCCCAATCTTGTTCCTCTGTGACATTTCCGGTGTGCTGGGCAATGTTACCTAAAGTCTCTCGAGCCCCCTTCAGTTGAAGGCGTTCGTTTTCCTTAGTGTTGGCAATATCTTGCTGCTCACGGTTAATTTTAAGGGCTTCACGCTGCCGATTTTTATCGTATTGATTCGCGAACGTTTGCTGGCCTGTTTTTAATGCTGCTAATGAGCCTTCTAGAAGAGACATAGTCTGTTACCTTAAAATGCGAACGCGAAGATAGCCGCTGAAGCAAGGCCACCTATTGTGCTGTATGTTTGTGCTTTAGATGCTGCTTTAGCTTGATCGTAGGCGTTCTTACGCTGGGTCGCGCTCTGCGCTACACCCTGCATCTGGCTCAATGAAGAACGGTTAACGCCCTGACCGATATTAATCAGATCACCGATCGCTGCTTGGTTAGCTTCTTTCTGGGCAATGCGCGCGTCGTTTACAGACTGTGCAAGCCCCAAGTTATTAGCGCGCGCCAAACCTCGCTCTTGTTGCTGACGCTGTGCGGGGGTCAAGTTCACTCCGTAACGTGCTGCGTTACGGTCAGCAACACCCGCCATCAACCCTTGCGCCTCCGCGGCATTAGTTCGTGCGTCATCAATTAGCGATGTATCGTTTTGTGCTCGGTCTAGTAGATCTTCTTCAAACTGACGATAGTTTTTAACGTAGTCGATATAGTCGTTCCGAGTGATTTCTGCGTATGCTTTGTCTGGGTCACTTACGCTTGGCAGTTGATTTACGTAATCACCGCCTTGATAGTTGAAGTTCCCAATGTTCCCAATACCTGAATACATTCTTGCTAACTCCTTAGAATGGACTAATGTTCATGAAGTCTGAGTAGCCAAGACGATTACCGAAGCCTTGTACTTTTTGCCCCTGCTCATTCACGGGTGAAAAAAAGCTGCCTCTTACCGTTTCCATATCTGGTACTTGGCTTACGCCGTCCTGCCCCAATTTCGTCATTCCCTTTCCGTCTTTACCAACTTTTTGACGCTGACCTTCGGACTGCATATTCTTACCGCCCTGCAATACCAGAGAAGTAGCTACCTGTCCGAGGGCCCCCATCTTCGCTGCGCGTTCTGTCTGTTTCGCATTGGCCTGAGTCAATACTCTCGATGCGCCCATGTCGGCCGCTGCACCCATACCAGTTTGTGCATCAGCAGCTTGCCCGCGAGAAGTGCCTAATACACCTAACTGCATGTTGTTCTTGATACCCAAGCCCGTTTTATCAGCTGCCGCAAGCTGAGCTTGATAAGCTTGCGCTTCCCCCCCACCACTTGCACCGCTAGCAGCGCGGTCATAACTTGCTTTACCTGCCAACGTCTGCATCGTGTCGGCATTGGCACGACCACGCAGAACATCCGCTGAATCATCAGTTTTCGATGCATCGCGCATCTTCTGGAGCAACGGGTCGTACTTCGCTTTGAAGTATTTGTTTTCGGCCATAGCTACAGCCGCCGACGCTTTCTCAGCTGCTGATGGTTGATAGTCCTGTGAATTAGGTTTGCTACCAATTAGAGTTCTCTCGTGTAGACTACTGTGTCTTTCTTCCAACCTTGCGATATGAGGTATGGCTCAATCGCAGTAATTGGTGTTCGTACTTCTATATTGCTAAAGCCGTTTTCTTTTGCGACTGCGGCGAAAAAATCGTAGTACTGAATTACGCAGTTTTGTCCGCGGACCTTGGCCCACGCTAACCAGACTAAGAATGTCCTGGCACCCGTAAACTCGTCCCGCTCTCCCGTCGTTATCACAAAACCTTCTGGGGCAACCCAGAGGTGGGCCTCTTGGTTCAAACAGGCTGCGTACACGTCTTCTGGTATGAAAGTTAGCTGAGGCTGCTCGGCTAATATTTCTTCAATACCCTGTTTTACCCACGCCCATTCTTCCCGGATATTCGCTCGCGCCGGGTTAGCCGCCGCGGCCATAGTGTCTACGTCTTGTGCGCCATGCACCTGTCGTTCCACCATATCGAACTCTCCTAGCTACTCCGGTATCTGCGCCACGCGCTTTACGCTCCGCTATCATGGTGCCTTCGTTAAATAAAGACCCATACACACTAGCGCCTTGAAGGTCTGTCCATTCTTTGTTTGGGATTCTTAGAAGTCGGAATAGGGCACCATTGATAATGGTGTCTCTATAGTCGTTCATGACCCCGTCATCACACGCAGAGCTTGTGTGCGTTGGCTTGAGTACGGCCCTGACGATGGTGCTTGATACGCCCGTTGCTGTTGGAATCGGGGCTAACCAAACCAATGCTGACCCCTGCTGTACGTAGTATTCAGGTACGCCGTTTCCTTCACGCCATTTAGGAATTCTTTGCTCTAAAAGGGTAGAGGTTAGGGGTTCGAGGTCTTTGCCTTCATGAGTAATCCATAGGATCTTTTGCACCGCCGTGCCTGACGGGGCTTCTAGGTCATACTCGTAGATATTGCCAACGGTTGTCAGGGGGTCTAGTTCAGCTTGATACACGCTCGCGCGCTCACAGAGCTCAATGACGGCAGACCTGATGTTGTTTTTAATCAACGAGTCAGGGCACCCTGGAACCATCGGTAGGATATCGGGCAGTAGCGCTTCGTACGAAATCGCCATAATTTACGCCATCGCTAGTTGCTGGGGGGCCCTACGTTCCATATTTGGGTTTGTGATCGCGTCGATCTGTCCCTTGCCCGTAATAGATGCTGTAAACAACTGGAAGTGGCTAGACGCGCGCTGCTGATTGCCAGCGTATTCGGCATCTTTCATGTAGGCCATGTACAAAACGTAGTTCAGCACCGCGTTCGCGAAAATGTCAGGGATAGACAAATTATCTACCTGAGCAACAGCCGCAGGGTTAGAGGAGTAGATGATCTCTAAATAAGCCGCCCCATTTACGCCGGGGTATACGTAAAAATTACGTGGGTTGCTCTCGTCATAGATATAGTGCTTTACGACAGCGGTGTGCGCCGCATCGCCAGCTACTGTGGGGTCATGCCAGTCTGGCGTTTGTGCGTCGAGAACTTCTCTGTCCACTAAACGTACAGCGCGCTTGCCCGTACCGTTGCTCGCGGAAGACATGTTTCTGACGACCTTCAACAGGCGGTTGCCACCAGTAGGGATCGACTGCTTAGTGCCAGCGATAAGAGTAATCGTATCGTTAACTGCTGCGGCATCGGGTTTTAAAAGGGCGATTTCTCGCTGTGCGTCGTTCACCCATAAGACAAGTTCTGCGACAACAGGCCATCGAACTCCGGTTGTGTCTTGCAGCACTGTCTGTGCTCTGTCAATTACGCTCTGTACTGTGACTGCCATCGTTTTTTACCTATGAGTTGAGGATTGATTCCCAAGCAACTTCTCGAGCATCTGCGTCGACCGTTCTCCCAAGGGCTTTGTTTACAGCAGCCGCTTTAGGGTAACCATCGGCTTTAAAATTCCTTGGGTCACCTTCGTCCATCATCTTTTCAAGACAGGTGACTAGTTCATCATCGACAGACACTGATGAATTTTGTGTGGCTATAGTTTCTTCAATTTCTTCGAAAACAGCGATTTCAGCATCGCGTTCTTCGACGTATTTTTCGTTGTACTCTTTCGCGCCCATCTGGATGGCAATAAGGCCAATCTCGGCGGAGATCTCTCTGGGTACGCCTGCTTCAAATAGAACAGCTGTCCCGCCTAGTGTCGTTACTCGTAGCGACTCTTTGCTTACAATCTTCATGATTAGTTCCTCTAAAGTAAAAAGCCCCCTCCGAAGAGGGGGCGATTGTCTTACTGTGCAGTATCTAGGGCGATAACACCGAAGTCCTGTATAGAGCCACTAATGTCGCTGTTATACTTAGGCTTACGGAGACCGAAGATCTTGCCTACTGAGATACCAGACTGGTTGCCGTAGTCGAAAGTATCTTCAACCATTTCAGGCAAGCCAATGTCAGCCAGGGCCAGGGCCTGAGCACCACAGAACAGAGCACGTCCGCCAACTACGTCAGCGTCAGCACCCCACTTGTAGCCAGCTGCGCCAGCGTTAGCAGAAGTACCAGTAGTAGCACCGGAAGTGTTAAACACGTGGCGGAACTCATGGATCATGACACCGTCAACCATCAACGACGCAGAGCCAGAGAACAAGCTGTTAGAAGTTCCACGAACGCCAGCGTTGCGGACGTTAGCCAGGAAGTCAGAATCTAACTTCAGGGCTGCCATCTGCTGAGGAGTAACGAACATGTGGAAAGTCTCTTGGTTACCAGCACCACGAATACCACGAATGTAGTTGTCTTTAGCATAAGCCTTCAACTCTACGATAGTGCGGTAGCCAATCTTGTCAGCGCCTGCAACAGCAGTAGTGTCGCCAGCGACTAGGCCGCTAGTAGCGTCCCAACGACGGTGACGGTCGCTAGTTGGAGCTGACACATCAGAAGCAAACTCAAGGTCAACCAGCTCGTGTCCAGCAGAAGCTGAAGTAGCGCGGAGGCCGCCGTTGTTTTTCTGAGTGTAGGCAACACCTGACAAAGTCAAGAAAGCCAACTGGTCGCAGCGGTCAGCCATTGCATAAGCAAGTGCGTCGCGAGACTGCTCACGGAAGTTAACTACAGTCTTCTGGTCAGCCATACGGCCAGCGATGCGGTTAGCAAAACGTAGCTGGTCTAGACCAATGCTGATGTCGAACGCGCGGAGGGCTTCTTCGTTTCCTTCCAGCGTGTTGTCACCAGTGATACCGTCGCCGGTCATGTCAGCAAGCAAAGTGATGTTTGCTTTGGTGCCTTTTTGGTTCTTAGTAAGTTCAGTTACGCGCTGAACCATAGCGTTTGAACCCGCGCCAGCGAACTGGTTGATGAAAGATTGATTGCGAGCTACTTTCCAGAAGTCGCGGCTCCAAGCTTGGAGTTGGTCAACAGTCAAGGTGACGAAATTTGTTAAAGCCAGGATGGCCTCCTAATAAATTGACAGAATAATTTTA